ATGTCCTACGTGTCGGTTGTCCTTGGCGAGACATGTAGGAACGTTACGGGAAATGGAATTCCGTCTACGTTCGGTTTCGCCGATGGGCCGAACAAGGGGTATGATCGTGATAACATACGAGACACCTTGCTTTTCCATGCGGTTCTGCCCGTTATCCCACCACGATCAAACCGTAGAAAGAGCATTCCCTACGACATCCATGATTATAGGGATCGCAATCATAGTGAGCGTATGTTCAACAAACTGAAGCAATTTCATCGTATCGCCACATGGTATGACAAAACACGAAAATCCTTCCTCGCCTTTCTCAACATCGCTGCCATAAAAATCTGGATACCATTATTTGTCAACAAAACCTAGTCATTCTCGCGGTGGGGAAGCCACAATAGCCATTGGGTCGCCGCCGAAGAAAATGCGACTGTAAGGAGCGTTTTATAGGTGTCTGAAAGAGGGCTGAAACGGGTTTAAATCAGACTCGTTTCAGTGCTCCCTATTTTGTCTCAAAGTGCAGAAAATTTTGTCCCGCTGCCGTGAGTATCAGAACTCTATGGCGGATTCTATGCATAAACTCCTGTCCGACCAGATCGACAGTCTCGGTCTTGCTCCGTGGTTTACCGTGCTGGAGAATGCCATCCGGGCCCATAACGGCTCTGAGTTCCTCTTCAAGGGACTGGCCCGTAATATCCAGAGCATCAAATCCACTGAAGGCGTTGATATTGCGTGGGTTGAGGAAGCGCAGACGCTGAGCCAAGAATCCATTGAGCTTTTATTGCCAACGATCCGCAAAGAAGGCTCTGAAGTGTGGTTTACGTGGAACCCCCTTGAAGAGGGCTCCCCCATTGAAAAGCTGCGTGAAAGCCTCGCTCAGAACCCTGAGGCTTTTATTGGACAGATTAACTGGTCGGATAATCCGTGGCTCCCTGAGGCGCTTAATAAAGAGCGTTTGCGCTGTTATGAGACCGATCCTGAGAGCTATGACCATATTTGGGAAGGCGGTTTCCGCCGTTACGGCCAAGCCTTCTTTAGCATCGACGCTACGCTCACCGATAAGGCCCCTGTCCCTCTCCCGTCCTTCTGTGACTGCGTTTATGCCGTCATGGATACGACGCTGAAAGGCGGCATGGGCAATGACGGCACCGGCGTCGTGTATATCGCATTTGACCGCTTCAACCATGAGACGCCCCTCTTCGTTCTTGATTGGGACATCGTTGAGGTCGAAGGCTCTATGCTGGAAGACTGGGTGCCGGTTGTTATGGAGCGTCTCGAAACCCTCGCTCGTGACACCCATGCTCGTCATGGCTCTATCGGTTTGCATATTGAGGACAAGGCGGCGGGTTCGGTGATTATCCCACAGCTCCAACGACGCGGGCTGAACGTCCACGCCATCGAGAGCCGCCTGACCAGCATGGGCAAAGACCAACGCGCCTTAGACGTGTCCAGTCCCGTGCAGCAAGGGCGCATTAAAATCACAGAGCCCGCTTTTGAGAAGACAACGATCTTTCGCGGGCAAAGCAAGAACCACTTTCTGTCGCAAGTCTTCGGGTTCCGCCTCAACGACAAAGACGCCGCACGTCGGGCAGACGACCTGCTGGACTGCTTTTGTTACGGCATTGCCGTTGGGCTTGGCGACACGATGGGAGGCTAATCATGGCCGCTGAAAGCACATACGGGACGAATAGCCTCTGGCGCACTATCATGGACGAGAACATTCTTCCCGGCCATGCCCCCTCCTATGAGCTGTGCAAGCTGCTCTATACGTCACACCCGTTGGGCGGCAAGATCGCTCATATGCCCGTTGAGATGGCGCTTGGAGAAGCACGCACGATCCGCGTGGACTCTGCCCCCGATGATGAAGCCGCTAAGGAGTTCCTGCATCATTGGGCCTATAATGGCTGTGATGATGTGATCGCCAAAATCGGCACAAAAGCACGGATTTACGGCCTCGCCGCGATGGTGTTTGGCGCGGTTGATCCGGCTACGGGCAAGCCCATCCCAACAGATGAGCCCGTTCCGTTTAACCGGCTGCACGAGCTGGATATTTACTTCAATGTTGTTGATCCGCTGAACACAGCGGGGTCGGTCACACTGAACCAAGACCCGAACGATCCTGACTTTCTCAAGGCCGCCGCGTCGCTTGCTGTGAACGGACGACCTTATTGCAAGGGCCGCTTTGTCGCGCTCATGAATGAGGGACCGGAATATTTGGACTATGAAGGCTCTGCCTATGGCTATTCAGGCCGGTCGAGCTTCCGCCGCTGCGTTTACCCGCTTCGGTCTTATCTCGAGACACAGGTGGCTAACAATCAGGTAGCGCATAAGGCGGGCGTGATTATCGCCAAGATTAAGCAGGCCTCTTCTACGGCCAATCAGATGATGAAAGTCTTCTCATCGCGTAAAGCTGAAACCCTCAAATTCAGCAGCAATGAGAACGTCATCACCATCGACAAAGACGAAGAGATCACGTCGCTTAATCTTCAGAACGTCGATGGGTCGCTTCACGGTGTGCGGCAGTCCATCTTGGAAGACATCGCCGCTGCGGCCACCATGCCCGCACAGATCCTCAAAGCCGAGACCTTGGCGCAAGGCTTTGGTGAAGGCACGGAAGACGCTAAGCAGATCGCTCAATATGTCGCGCGGATGCGGCGTTGGCTCAAGCCAGTCTATGACTTTTGCGATGCTGTCACGATGCGCCGCGCGTGGAACCCCGCCTTTATTCGCACGATGAAGGAGAAAGACCCCAAGGGATACGGCAACAAGTCCGAGGAAACGATCTTCCGCGAATGGCAGGCCTCCTTCGTGGCGCAATGGCCATCTGAGAACAACGATGCGGAAGAGTTTGAGGTTACAGAGAAGCGCTACCGCATTCTCTTAGACACCGCACGGATACTCATGCCAATGGTTCAGAACGATCCTAGCGGCATGGCCGAGCTGCTGGAATTCCTGCAAACCAACATCAACAACACCGACAATCAGCTCTTTGCAGGTGAGCTCAATATCGACACCGATGCCATCCGCGCCATGCCCCCCGGCTCGTTCAATGTTGAAAGCGGAGAGCCGAAGGAGCCCGATAGGCCCGCTGGTATTTGAGAGAAATCTGGCCTTTTTTCTTCAAGGACTATGCGGTTCCTCCTCGGCCTTCAGTGCTTTCTGAAGAAGGCGCCGTATGGCTTCGGCGCGGGTAATCCCGTTCCGTTTTGCACATGCGTCGATAAGCTGGGTTTCCTCGTCCGTAACGCGTGCCGCTATGTGGCTACGCACGCCACTACGAGGCCTCCCTCTTCTTTTCTGGTTACCATTTATTGACTTATCCATAATTATTGGTTACCAAAAAAACAGACCGAGAGAAAGAGGCAACTTTCAACTCGGCCCTAACCACGAACGAAAAGGAAACTTTCGGCATGGCTGAAACCGCAGATAACACACTTGATGTAAAAAAACAGCATGGAACATCCCCTGCCATTAACGCTTATGAAGCGAGGCAACATGCGCGGAAAGCACGCTATGAACGCCGTGCTGAGGCTGCAAGAGAACAGGCTGTTACGGAAAGCAATGAAGCGTCGTCAATGCTTAACGTAATCACAGATTGTCAACCTATTCATGTTGGTCATCATTCCGAACGCGGACATCGCAGCCTTATAAAGCGCTCATGCGTTAAGATGCGTAAGTCTATCGCGTATGATGAAAAGGCAGACTACTACGAGGACAAGGCAAAAAGCGTTGGCAAGAGTGGGATTTCTAGCGATGATCCACAAGCGATTGAAAAGCTCAAAAAGGAATTAGAAGCCGCGGAAGCGGGACAAGAACGCATGAAGGCGGCCAACAAAATCCTCCGTAAAAATCCAGAGGATAAAGACGGCCTTATGGCGCTCGGATTTTCTGAGAAGGAAAGTGAGGAACTTATTCATCCGCCGCGTTGGATGTGCTCTGTTGGCTTCCCAGCCTATGCTCTTACAAATAATCGCGCAAAGATCAAACGTCTCAATGGACGCTTAAAAGAGCTGAGACGCGGCGCGCAAGCCGAGACTATGGAGACCGTCCAAGAGGGTTACACATTTCGCCACGACATAGAAGAAAACCGCGTCATGTTCATTTCCAACGGGAAGCCGGATGAGAACGTTCGGGCCATTCTCAAACGTTACGCCTTCAAATGGTCGCCACGTCGTGGGGCTTGGGTAAGGCAAGCGACAGCAAATGGCGCTTTTGCTGCACAATATGCTCGCAAAGAACTAGACCAACTGACCACAGCACAGTGAGCTTATAATAGCCGCCTCACAACGGGGCGGTTCTTAGAAAGAACGCCCCATGCCCCGCACGAAGCCTTTCCAGACTGTGCTAAGTGAGGCCGTAGTGGACTTGCGTCGTTATGGCTATGACAGCAAGGCGCGGCTTCAGAAATGGGTGCGAGACTTGCGCCGCGCAGCCCGTGGCATGGTGGGCAGTGATGCCGCTCTTGAAGCGGAGATTAAACGTGCGCTCCAACAGTCCTACCGCCAGCAGGTCACGGGTGGGCTTCTCGCACGCAAGCACGGCATCCCCGCTTATACGATCAAGAAGCTCTCCCCGACGCTACAACGCGAGCTTTCACGGCGCACACAAGCCTCGGTTGATCTCATTCGCCTTAATCGCACGAAGTCCATTGAAGAGACGCTCCAGCGTTTTTCCGGCTGGGCGACCGCTCAGAACCCCGGGAGCGCTGCCGACGAGCAGCTCCGCCCTCTCAAGACCAGCCTCTCTAAGCCGATCCGCTCGCTTCCGTTTGAGAAACGCCGCGTCATTATTGACCAAACCGCCAAGCTCAACAGCAATCTCAATTATCTCACCGCTACCAACAACAAAGCGATTGCGGTAGAATGGTATGCCAATCCTGATCGGCTCAATTACAACCACCGCAAAGAGCACCTAGAGCGCAACGGCAAGATTTACGCGCTAACCGATGGCTGGGCCTATCAGAAAGGCTTCATCACCAAAGGCGCGGGCCTGTACGAGGATATAGACGGCTTCGGGGTGCTGCCTTTCTGCTCCTGTCGTGGCCGCTATCTCTACCATCTCGACCAAATCCCCGACGACATGCTGACCGACAAAGCACGGGCGGCTCTGAAGAACACCTGAAAGGATCACAACATGGATCACATGGATGAATTTGACCGAGAAAATGCCCTCCGCTGGACATGGCGGGGTAAGCTCTTGCATCGCATCGCAAAGCTCCTACGTATCCCCGCCAGTATCGGTATGTATCCTATTGGGAAGCGTCGGGAAATTTTAGACACGTCTAATAAGAACGCGCAATATCCATGAGCCATGTATTGACAGTAGACGGTTGATAAGAAGCCCATTCCTTTTGGATTCTGCCTACAAATATATCATCTTCTCGGTGAATATATTGTTTTAAATCATCTTTAACAGAGCCGACGGATCGTGACGTATCTAAAAACCATACCGATTTCTGAGCATGACAGTAAGATTTATATGTCTTAATCGCTTCTATTAAGTTGGGATAATCTCCGTCATTTCCTTTTAAATCGTATGTCACCAGCAAAACAGACATGTAAGTTGTTCCTTTGTTCATCATCAAAAGAACCACCTTGACAAAAGCTATTGTACATCGCATGTCGCGCGTGCTAGTAATGAAGCATCCCACCGGTGGTTCTGGCACTTGGTGGTTTTAAAGAGCGGGGGCCGAATCCCGCTCTTTTTTTATATCGCCTCTCCGTTAGCATATGTTGTCCCCTATAACAAAGATAACCCCTGCATATAGATAAAGCGCCGTAGCCACCTTTCGAGGTGGTTTTTTTATGCGCTCGTAACGCCCCCCTGAAAGCCCCTCCCTTATGCCTGCTTCTAACAACGACCAGCCGCGCGATGAAAACGGCCAGTGGGTCGCTAAAGGTGGCCCTAAACGTCAAGCCCTTCAGGACAAACACGCCAAGCTTCTCGACCGGTTAGAAAAGGAAGACGCTCACCGTCCCGCTTATGGAGCCGATGGCTGGGAGATGGGCAAAGGCGGATACGATACGCGCGGACAAGGCGAGATCAAGCGCCCGCTTGTGTTGGGAGAAGTGCCCCATCCGCACGATAAAAACACCCGCGTTCCTGTCGTGCTGCGGGAAGGAGAACAAACTACAACCGAGCCGATGGGATCAGGCTTTGGGCGGCGACATATTGAGTTCAGACACGGACAAGAAATCCGCAATAAGGGTTTTAAACATGCCCTTGACTACGCCTCCCACATTGCCAGCAATCATACTCTTGATCTTCACAGCCCTGTACATGGCTCGCGCGTTCTCGCGATCAAACCTGAAGAAGAAAGGTCAAATGCCAAAACGCATATGACCTCGATGCACCTATTGAATAATGGCGATCACTATTCAATCGGAACCGCATACGGTGCAAGATGGCGGGATATAAAAAAGCTGCCGAAGATAGCAGAGGACTCGCACGATCCTCTTAGTGCTCAACACGACCAGAGCAACAAGGTCATTCACCACGACTTACATGGGCCGTTACATCGCAGCACGGGCGAAAATTCACCATCTTCGGCACCTGAAACTTTACACGACGCCTCATCCTCTTTTCAAGCAAAACCTCTCTACCCGCCTGCTTATTTTCACTCTCCTCACGCATTGGAGGTTCCCGCTATGGATGAGAACGTGCAGGCGGCGGGCCGTGTTTATACGGCGAACGGGCGTCTGCTCCTGCTCAAGCGTCCCGATGGCGCATGGGGGATTGTCGCGGGGTCGTGCGAAGACGGAGAGACCGCCCAACAAACAGCCATCCGTGAATCCGCTGAAGAGATTGGCTGTGCGCCTGAGGGCAAGACGCTCTGGTCGGTGCAGATGCCGCGCTCTGATGGGCCGGGGGATTTCCGCGCCTATGCTGTCGCGCTAGAGCAGGATTTTACCCCCAGACTGAATGACGAACACACAGGCTGGGGCTGGTTTGAGGGCGATAAACTTCCCTCGCCGCTCTTCCCCGGCACGGCCGATATTCTCGACCGCTTCACCCTTGATATGGGCGCGATGTGCCGCAAGATGGCCGAGGGGAAATATACCTCCCCACAGCGCTTTATGAATGTCACGCTCTTTGCCATGCGGATTAGTGGCACGGGCTGGGCCTATCGTGGTGGTGAACGGCGCGAATATGCCTATCGCAACCGCGATGACTGGCTCACTCCCGAGGTGATGGAAGCCTGCCAAGGGATGCCGGTTGTGCTGGACCATCCCGATACCTCTGTCGTGACCGATGATTTCTATCGCGGCCGTTCCGTGGGATCGGTGGTCTATCCGTTCATCAAAGGTGATGAGCTTTGGGCCATTACCCGCATTCAAGATCGCCGCTTGGCCACAGTGCTCTCTCACGAGCCGTGGTCAACCTCCCCCGGTGTCATCAGCGGCAAAGACAGCATCAGCCGCCCATTAGGAGAAGACGGCACGACCCTTCTTCTTGAGGGCACGCCCTATCATCCCGACCATCTCGCCCTTGTTTCGGCGGGGGTGTGGGACAAGTACGGGCCGCCTTCAGGAATTGACGCACCCCCTACCCGACAACATGGAGACACGCCCCCTATGGCAAAGCTTAAAGAGGCCCTCCCCTCTGCACGAGACGCGCTGGCCACGCATTGCACCGTCGCACAAAAAGACGCCCAGGAGAGCGGAGATGCCGACAAAAGCGCCGTTTTCTCTAAGCTCTTGGAAGAGCTGGACAAGATTAAGGGCCTCATTGAAGGCGCGGCCACCGCCGAGCATGACGCTCAAGGCGATGACGCGCGGCCCGATGACACTGCCCTTGCTGAGAAGCTTCGCTCTATCGCCCAGCAAGCGGGCCTTACCGCCCCGTCAGAGGCTAAGGCAGATGAAGACACGGGAAGCACGCCTCCCATGCCCTCCAATCACATCCCCGGCAATCCACAGCCCGAACAAACCGACGCTACCCAAGAACCCGCCGCCGCCCCCGCAGACCGCGAAGGGTTGGCTGATGAACTTACCCAAATTGCGCAGGACGCCATGACCGACACACCCGACAAAGACAAAGCCGAAAAAGACACCCGCCACGACGCTGAAAAGGAAGCCCCCGATGAAGGCCGCACAGAAGAGCGCCAAGACGGGGCTGAACCCGACGCTCCAGACACACCGGAAGAGAAAAAAGACCGCAAGGATGGGGTGATTGACCCTGCCTCCGCTCAAGCTGACCGCAAGGACGAGGGCAACGCGCATGACATGCTCGCGAAGATGGTGGACGCCATGCGCAAAGGCGGCGTTGATGATGCGGCCATTGCCCAATGCATCACAGACTGCGGAGGCGACCCTCAAGCCTATCTTCCAGCGGAGAATGAAGAAAACCGCCGCATTCGTGAGCAGCTCGCTGAGATGGATCGACGCGATCAAGAGCGACGCGATGAGCTGGAAGAGGTGAAGAGCCGCACCAAGCCCCTTTCCGACGAAGAACATAACGAGATCAGCGAGCTTCAATCTCGCACAGACGCCGTTGCGCAGCCTCTTGGGGTGCAAACCCCGCGCTATGTCCCCGGTGAGACGGTCGCAGGCTATGGGCGCCGCTGTGCCGAGCTGCTTAAGCCGCATTCTAAAGAATGGGCTACAACCAACCTTGCCGGCTTAACCCCTGAAGTGTTCGCGATTGCGTCTCGCCAAATCCACAAAGACGCGCAAGAAGCCGCTAAACGCCCCACCACCTACGCCGATAACGCGCCAATTCAGGCCATTCGCCAGCGCAGCGACACCGGGCATAGCCGCACGGAGTATCGCGGCTCCTTTAGAGCGGGTTTTGGGGCTTTCATGGCGTAAGTCAGCACGCTCCCTCACTCCACCATCTTTTCGGCCGCTCTCTTTAGGGCGGCTTTTTTATATCCCCCGTCTTCTTTGGACAGTCCCTTATGAACCCTTACAGCACCACCCAAGCCTCAGGCCTGTTTAGCAGCGACACAACCGGCGCGATGCAAGGCCTCTCTCTTGCCGACCCAGCCACGCGCTACCGCCTCTCCCAAGGCTATGTCTCCCCCAACGAAACACTCCCCATGTGGGGCGGTCTTGCCGTGTCTGAGCATATTTCAGGGATCGCAGGCAGCGGCCCTACAAACGCGGCATCCATGAGCAGCCGAATGGGCAGCGAGCTCAAACGCGCGACCTCCGCTACCGACATGATCGGCGTTACGCTGTATGACCACGGCAACCATATGATCGTCATGCCCGGCAGCAACGCGGCGCAAGCGGCTCCCGGCAACTCCATCGGCTTTGCCCGCTTTGGCTCCAACATGCGTGTCCCCGTGCCCGCTGACCCCGCACTGCGCCAGCAAATTGGGCAGAACACCAACCTCCCTCTCGGCTGGGACTTTCAAAATCAGCGCCTCATCGCGGGAACGTCTGGCAATACGATCCCCGTTCGCCTGCTGGAAATCTACGAAACAGGCGGCCAGTTCGTCAGATACGACGCCACGAAGCAAACACTGAATTGGACGTACGCCGACGATAACGCCAAGGACACCATCCTCGTGCTGATCCAGCTTTAACGCGCGCGCCCCTGCTTCTCTCCCCCATTTCCCTTATAGGATCACGTCACTATGGGTCTCCTCGCTCCTGCCCGTTTTACGGTCAATCCCTCTTTTACCTCCCCGCGCGCACTGGTCAGCCAGTCGGTTCGCTCGGGCTTTATGCACCTCTTCCCCAATGGGCGTCCTGATGTGAAACTCACTGAAGGCGCCAAGGCCGTTTATGTGCCGATCTATGATATTCGCACGCTGGCTAAAGGCGCTCAAACAGGCGGCAATGAACTACCGAGCGTGCAGATTAACGCCTCCCTCATCAGCACCCCCGTGTATGAGCAGAAAATCCGGGTTGTCTATTCCCGCGAAGACCTCAACGCGGCCGCCAGTTGGCAGCTCTCCCTCGCCAATGCTTACTCACTGGCGATGCGTCAGGGCCATTTCCAATTGCTGCGTGACATCGCCCTCTTTGGCTTTAACCCCCAAAGCGGTGAAGGACTGCTTAATAGCGCCAGCGGCACTGTTAGTGAGAGCCTGCCGGCCGATAGCCAAGGGCACACAACGCTGGATGCCTATGATGCGGGCGAGGCCCTCCAGGCCTTCTTACGTGCCATTAACGGACGGCTCAATGCCTGTAATCTGCTCGGGGTTTCTGCCCAATATAACGCCGGCGGCCCGCCGGTGCGTGTCGTCATCCTCGCCCCACAACGCGTGCTCGGGCTGATGGCGTCCCGTGTGGTTGAGCTGACCTCCTACCAACGCCCCGGTGCGGGCTCTGCGTCCATCACACAATCCATCATTGATGTGATGAAGGGCTCTAATGTTGAGGTCATCTTCGCCCCTGATGACAGCCTAAAAGAGCGCGGCACGAACAACACGGATGCCGTTGTGCTGACCATCCCAGAGCTGCCGGATATGGGCGCTCAAGGCGCGTTTGATACCAATATCTTTGGTGATGAGTATGAATCCCAAGAGCGCGGCTGTAATGCGCTGTTTGTGGATCGCGACCTCCCTGCGGAAATCACCGGCCCGATTGGCGCTGAAGGCACCGATCTTGTGAGCTTCATGAGTTCCACAGCCGGCTGGTCATTGCGTGGGGAAGCAACAGCCATCCTCTCCGTCCCCGTGTCCAACAGCAACGAGTTCTCTTTAGCTGGATCGTCTAGTGGAACCCCCGCCACACCAGCGGCCGACAGCTCGGGCACGACACCGCCCAAAGCAGCCTCTTAACGCCACGTAACGGGAGGGCACACCCGCCTTCCCGCCTTCTTTGACGGAGAACAGCCATGGAACTATTTATCGGCAACCCGACCCAGCAAACCCATATCTTTACCTACCGGCGCTTTGGCCAAAAAGTAAGCGAGCCGTCCCGTGTCGCCATCCCGGCCGGGGCGCAAATCTCCATACCCGATCTTGATGCTGACGATATACGCGACATTATTGACCAGCACCGCGCCTTCGGCTTCTGCACCCTCAAAGAAGCTCAGCATAACCCGGCCTATCGAGGGCTGATCTACTCTGAAGACTGCGCTGTGAAGTTTCATGACCTCGCCAATGGCGTGCAGGACAATCATGAAAAGCTGAAAAAAGAAGGGGCCAAAACGCGCAAAAAAGCCGCTGAAACCATTGCGGGGCGCACGATGGCCACCACCAAAGGCAAGCGCAACAAAACGCAGTCCCTAGAAGTCTCACTCTCCGCGGATGGCGATCACGACGCCGCCCCCAGCAGCTTCTCTCAAGAAACATACGCCGCCGCAGGAGACTAAGCATGGCCAATGGCACGCCAACCCTTGAGGGCTTCACCGAGTTTGTCACAGACGTGATGGGCGTGCCGGCCGCTTCCTTCCCCAGCGAAGGATCGCTTGGCATGGTGTTCCGCCTCGCCCGTGACCTCGTTATGACCGACCTGAACGCGATTGACCCGTCGCTCTATGAAGCCTGCGTCTACAACCTCGCCGCGTCATATCTGCTGAAATTCGCACAAGACCCTTCCAGTGCGTCCAACCCGACCTACTGGGCCGATATTCGGAAGAAGCTAGGTATGAACACCACCACACCGGGCCTGATCCAATCCAGCTCCGACAATGGCACCTCTCAAAGCTGGATGATCCCCGATAGCCTCAAAAATCTCTCTTTGGCAGACCTCGACGCCATGAAGAACCCTTACGGCCAATTCTACCTCTCCATCATGCAGCAAGTAGGCAGTGTCTGGGGGATGGCATGAAGCTCTGTCTTGGTGTGAAAGACGTTGTTTATGGTGGCAAGAACGGCCAAGCCACCACCACAAGCCAAGTGGCGCAGATTTTAGAGGAACGCTACGGCATCTTCTCGGGCTTTTTAGAGGCCAACAGTGAGTGGCTCACTCAGGAGATCACTACCGCCCTCGCCGGTGCCGCCGCCTCTGCCCTCGTGAATGCAGAGCCCGTTGGGCCGCCTCTCGAACGCGTCGCCGAACAGCTCGCCCACAAGCTCTTCGCGGCCATCAGCGACGGCTCGATCGAGACCATGACCCACGGGCCGGGCCACGTCCCCACACTCGCCGCTCAGATGGGGGTTAATCACCGCTCTAAAAGTGGGCTGAACGGGATAAGCCCCGCCCAGCTAAAAGCCTTCCGCAAGGCACAGAGAAAGCTGCCCAAAGACGAACGCACCCGCCCTGTAGGAGACCCCCGCCCCTCCTTCATCGACACCAGCTTGCTTCACTCCTCCATCAAAGGATGGACGAAGGAGTGAGGCCGTATGTTTTCGTAAGGGGAAAGTGCCTTATGAGAGGAGAGCTTATAAATTCTTCCATCTGCATATAACGCTTTGCCTTACTTAGTTTTATGGGTGATCAATTCGAAAGCAGCGAGATTATTCCCCGGAGGGACGCTTCCTAAGCTGCTGCCATATGCATCACTAACACTGCCATCTGAAGCAATGTGCCCTAAGGTGACGCCATAAGGATCATCAATTTCACCATTAGAAAGAACTTTACCTATAGTGACACCGTAAGGATCATCAATTTCACCATCGGAAAGAATTTTCCCTTCAGTTTGTCCATATTGGTTATCGAACTCCCCGTTGGAAAGAATTTTCCCCTTAGTGTTACCGTACTGGTCCTCAACCTCGCCATCAGACAAAACTTTTCCCCGATCATCTCCATATTGATTACTCACATTTCCACTATTTAATGAGCCTTGAATATTATCATCCGCCATTGCTGGAAAAGGAGACATCAACAATGGAAATAAGAGAAGGGATGATGCAAAAATAGAACGACAATAAGACACAATAAATTCTCCTTTTATGTTCAGAATGATTGTTTGATAATTCTCATTCAAAAACAATAGAGTGAAGAATTATTGTTTTTTAACCTTATCGCCATGTTTCTTCTTTTGACGGCACACATATCCGCCTCACCGGGCGGCTTTTTTGTGCCCAAACGGAAAGGACACTCCATGCCCAACCCAACGCTCATTCCCTTCACGCCAAGTAATGACAGCGCCCCGCCATTCAGCGCACAAATCACCGTCGCAGAAGGGCTCATCATCCTCAGAGCCGCTTGGAACATGGCCGGTCAACGCTGGTATATCGCGATAAAGAACGACGGCGGCGAAACACTCCTCTTCCGCCCGCTTATTGGTTCCCCTATGAATTTTGATATAAACTTGATTCGTTCAATCTCTACGTCCTCGCTCGTATATCGTGAGGATAATCAGACGCTTGAGGTCGTTGTTTAGGAGAGATGCCGTGACCGCTGGAACTGTTGCTCTTGTTTTCCTCCTTGCAGGAGTAACGCTGCATTAACCTTGCTTCTTTAGAGAAAAAAGTCTTCGTAAGAAGGATTGCTTTTTAGTGACAGGATGAAAGCGTTCTTCGGATGGGGTTTTCTCATCTGCCTTGATTGCTATGGAAAAATTAATATCACTCTCGTTTTTTTTCTTAATAATCACCCCATCGGGGATTTGGTCGAGATGGTATTTATAGAAGAATCTACACATGCAATCAGGAACCCCTCCTATTCCAGGAGATAAGTCCTCTACATATTTAATGTTTTTATTAATAATAAACTTATCAGTTAACCAAGTATTTTTTAATAAAAAGAACTCACCATGATGATGAAATTTTTTGCAAATATTAGACCCCATCCACAAGGGAATTTCATCCTCATCCAGTTCATCTCTATTCATTAAGGCACTATATCCCGCTTCATGCCTACTATACATAACTGCACCTATGGCCATATTCTTCTTTGCGTTAGCATAATTCATTGCGCCGTTAATAGCTGCGCCATTATCAATATATTGTCGTCGTTGGGAAAATTTACTTTCCCCTACTTTTCTAACGAGTTGGAATTCACACTCAGGGACTTCAAAATATCCGGGGTATACATCAAATAACTCTTTCTCCCCGTTTCCCTTATAACAATACTTACTAATAGACTCTATAATTCGTGTCTCTTCTTCAGACCTTTTAACTTTATCGGACATATCACTCATCTCCTAGACCCGTTGAAACATTCAATTACGCCCCAAGCCGATTTTTACTAAAACTCTGATTGCTTCGGCGCGACTCATCTTATTAGCAGATGCCCAGCTATCGATCTCTTTCACAAGATCAGGTGGCATTCTTGAGCCGATTAAAGGATAAGCCCCACCTGTTGAAGGTCTTCCGCGGCCTCTCTTTTTTAGATTATCTTTTATTAACATACTCATAATTAATGATTATCTAAAAATACAGGACGGCGCAAGGTCTGGAACACCTCGAGCCGCCCCTAACCCTAAACAAGGAAAGAGTACTTCCATGCTTAACGCTGCGGAAAACCATAGCAGTTTCTCGGCTCCTGTAGAAGCACAAGATACGTCCATCGGAGCTGCTTTAAATGAGCTTTACGATATTCAAGCAACCCTAGACTCTCTTTCTCAAGGCGATGAGCCTGTAAGAGCCGTTGCAGTGGCTTACCTCGCAAAGAGACTAGAATATGTGCATGATGGCTTAGAAATGGGTATTCCCCGTTCTATGCGCTCCGTTCAAGGAGGTGCAGCATGAGCGCCCTTCTGAACACGCCCCTCACCATGTCCAGCCGTGAAATTGCCGAGTTGACAGGGAAGCAGCACAAGAATGTCATTCGTGACATTGAGAAGATGCTGGAGGGGCTAGAAATAGCTCGGCTCAATTTTGAGCACAGCTATATCGGGGAAGATAATACGAAGAGGAAATGCTACAATCTCAACAAAGAGCTTATCTACACCCTGATGGCTGGCTATAACGTCAAGCTTCGCAACGCCATTATCAAGCGCTGGATGGAACTAGAGGAATCCCCTCAGCTTCGCGTTCCACAAACGCTTCCCGAGGCGTTGCGATTGGCAGCGGAGCAAGCGGAAGAGATTGAGCAGCAAAAGGCCCAAATCTCCTCTATGCAAGATGACGTGTCGGCTTTTGATCGGATCGCTAAAGCAGAGGGTGCCTTAAACATCACCAAGGCCGCCAAGGCGCTCCAGATTAAGCGGAAAGACCTGTTCGAGTATCTCCATCGTCACAAATGGATTTACCGTCGTAATGGGGATAGCGAATGGCTTGGTTATGCCTCCCGCACGCAAACGGGCGACCTTACCCATAAAGTCACCACCATTTTACAACCTGATGGCGAAGAAAGAGTGTGTCAGCGTGTCCTTGTCACCCCGCAAGGGATCAGCAAGCTCGCAAAGCTTTTACCGCCACGACTTCAAGCCGTCGCTTAAAACACAGGGGCCGCCTCAAAAAAAGGCGGCTCCTATCTAAAAGCTTATTGATTACCGGAATCGTTTCCGCTCGTATCCCAATCCAAGTTGGTTATTCTAGTGCCATCCTTGGGCTCTAAGGCTGGTTTTTCAACAAAACAATGAGCCCCAGCAACTCTCAAAGCGATTGCAGTAAACGCAGACATCTTCTGAATATATTTCTGATCATCCGCAGAGGAAGAAGTAAATGAACGTCTATCAACATTATCAATGGCGCAGTCTCGATTGTGCCATAGCCGATCCGTAGCTTGATACACGTGGCATTTAACAGCAATGTGGGTACTAGCCCCTTCTGCCATTAAGTCCTGAGCCTCTTGGTCTTCATCAGGCCAAGGAAGGTCAAACTGAGCACATGGCGGGTTATCAGGCACTGTCAACTTAACCAGCCCATAAGGGTTCACGCCATAGCGTCCGTTTTTGTCGCGTCCCCCTGCGTAGAAGGTGAGCTGCTCGTTATCGGGCACCACCACGCAGCGATAGGACGCAATGGTTTGGTATTTACTCTCTGCCACTTGCTCAAAAAGCGGAATGTCTCGTGCGGCCTCTGCGCGGCATTGTTGAAGCGTCCGAAATGGGAGCGCTGAGGGCGAATGGCCACGCACGGAAGCCTCTGTAATGGCACCGTCAGACGAGCCAAAGCGCCGATCTAGCTGGCCGGGAATGTTCTGGCCTGCGCCCATTTTCATGCTTGCCCAAGCAATCGGATTGCGGTCGCGCAGCTCGGTTTTCTCGTCAATATCGTCAATACCTTGTGGGAAGACATACCGATCATACCCCACAGGTTTCATTGGGTGCGGTGGGCCAGCCCACAATAAAACAACCAGTGCAACCGAACTCATAACGCACCCCTTCTTACTCTTCTATGGAGACTTATTCATGCGTTACTATGACTTACGCGTTGTAAAACCAAAAGAGAGCATGACGCAGAGCAAAGACCCTAATTCTATACGTGGCACTCAAGATAATGTGAAAACTCATCCGACCCCATACCTAATGTTAGGCTCCTACATGAAGCGTAAACCGGGGGGATACGGCTGGGAGGTCGGCGGTCCTAATGATGAGTTTCACCCTAACGCGCTAGAAATTGAGTTCCAGATTAACGAGACCTCGATTGATTCCTTCGATAGTCCCAGCGGAAATGCCTCCATCACCATTCACGGTGTGGATATGCACCAGATCAAGACGGCCTCCCGCCTTGTGGGCTCAACGGTCGTCTTAAAGGCCGGTATGGGCAAGGGCCTGCCGCTGAGCAACCCGAACCAAACGGGAGAAATTCTGAACGGTACGGTGCTTACGGCTGTGGGGAACTGGGTTGGGGTGGCGATGGACCTCACGCTTTACCTCTCTAACCATGTGATCCCTCCGCAGGATATAACATTCCCTACCGTTGAAGGGGTCGCCAAGCAGATTGACAGCAGCAAGCCACGCAACACGCATTACCCGTTCCATTGCCTACGTGGGCAAGACCTCTGCCAAGCCATAAAGCTTAGTTTGCAGCGGATTAACCCCGACTACGACACAGAGTTTAACGTCAAAGACCCCGTCCCGGCTCCTGAAGATTTATATGGCTCCTACCCCAACTTTACCGAGCTTTGCGCGGCTATGTCTGAGTTCTGGCACCAAGCGACGAAGAAACGTCTGAGGATTTACCCTCATGGCACGGTCTTTTCTTGCTATGAAGAAGGACGTGCTGAGGTCACACATGATATTCTGTTTGAGGAACTGATCGGCCAGCCCAGTTGGGACGGTGTGGCGAATATCTCTTTCACAACAGCCATGCGCGGCGACCTCAAGGTTGGGGATGTCATCCGCCTGCCTTTGTCTGACACGCCCACCCCGTCAGGCTATGGCGTGATTAGTGCGACGGGTACTGAGGCCATCGGCTTGCAACGCAACCGCGTTCTCTTCTCTGGCACCTATTTGATTATTGGCATTTCCCATCTCGGCCAATTCCGCTCACCTGATGGGCAGCAATGGGCCTCTACCTTCTTCTGTGTTCCTGCGTAAAAGGATCGTATCATGCCGCATTTCCGTAAAAGCCCGCCCTCTCACCATTTGCCGCTCATGGTGCGCAAACATGCGGGGTCTGTCGCTAGCCATAACCGCAAGGCTCTTCCTGCCTCTATCCTGTCGATGAATGGCCGTATTGCAACCGTGCAAGTTGAGGTGGATTGTAACCCCGCGCTTCCGCCGCTGACCGTGCCGATTGCTGAAAGCGAATATGTCCGCACGCCTCTACAGCCGGGATGCAAGGGCGTTCTTTTGGGGGCTGACCTTTCCCTTGGGGCCATGAGCGGCCTGAGCACGAGGCGGCCAACGCTCACAGAGACATCCGATAACATTGGCAATGCGGTCTTCCTCCCCCTCACCAACGCCCAATGGGAGAAGCTCGACGCTGAGATGCTCCATCTCTACGGCGTACGCGGTGTGCAGCTCACGAACACACTCAACGGCAACGCCTCTGTCACGCTGACAGACAACACCATCACGCTCTCCACCGGCGGCGCAAGCATCACGCTAGAAGGCGGCACGGTGACAATCACCGGCAACCTCGTGATTAACGGCACACCCTACAAAGCCCACACACACTCCAACGGGAATAATGGAGCTCCTACGGGTGGGGTTTTGGGATGATATATAGCGCTGCCTGCCAACAATAGCCGCCCCAACCGGGCGGCTTTTTTTATGTCCTTTTCCTAAGGAGCCCCTTGCTATGCCGTCACTGGATGAACTGAGCGCGTCTGCGGGCACGCCGATTGCTAATGCGCTTGAGGCGGGACTGCGCGATACGTCTTACAACCGCACCGTGTCTTTTACGAAATACCGCCGCGCGGTCTTGCCGGTGGACGGGTTTGTCTTTTGGGTCATCACCGACGACACACGCGAGGTGCCGGGGTCGCTCCATATCACGACCGGGAGCGAGCTGAGCGAAGACCAGTCTTACGACCAGAGCACGGTCATTCTCACCACCTCCCAAGAAATTCACGCCTTTCATGATCGCGCTCTTGATGAGGTCTGGGTGGGGGATGTGGAAGGCGTGCGCTTTGCTATTAGCTCCCGGGCCAGCCGCTATGATCAAGCGGGGCTGTTCCATTATCTAGGCGGCACGATCCGCCCTGCTTTTGCCAGCCAGTTTATCGACGACCCCACCCTTTTTGACGCGATGGGGCCGGTAACCAGCAGCTCCCTTGCGCTCTTTCTTGTCATGCCAGCAACGCCTTCTATCGCGCTCAACTGGTGCCCGTGGCCGCCCGATGTGCCGCTCTTTCCGTCCTTTGCGGTGCCGGACAATCAGCCCACGCCCTATATCGCGATCCATCACGACCCCGCCGGTGGCAAAGCCCAAACCATGAGCGCACTTGACCCGGCCACAGGCTCCACCTCCCGGATTGTGTGCGAGAAGGTGCGCCTGCGCCTCTATGGTCTGACCCATCAGCAGGCTGAAAATATCGTGAGTTACATCTTGCACTGGGCGCTTCTGCACCCTGAGACCATCGGCATCACCAACAGCCCTCATATTCGCGATGAAAAGCAGGCAATGGCTGAAATTAACGCGCTCGCCATGTGCAAGACCCTTGAGTTTGACGTGATGTATCCCCAAGCCGCCGTGCGCAACACCGCGCTGGCACTTATTCGTCGCGTTGTCCCAACCCTCTCCCATCCCCTGACAAGGACGCCCTAAATGCCCCAGATTGTCACTATTAATGAAAGCATCATTCGGGGCGCGGCCCCTAATTTGCTGCAACAAAAGGGACTGCTCGTCTCCTTAGGCGGCACGAACACAGCCGCCGGCACACTCTCGTTCCTCTCTGAACCCGCTGACCTCACCGCTCTGCTGCCCACAACGACGGCATCGTCTGCTTCGTCCTCTTCCGCCTCACCGTCCACGTCGCCGGTGTCGAGCAGCAGCTCCACGTCATCGGGAAGTAGCACGGCTTCTTCCCCGCTTCCGTCCACCACAAGCGCGCCATCCCCAACCGTTGAGCTGCAAGCCATGGCGGCTTCATGGTTTGCCAATAGCACAGCGGGTGTCTGGGTGCTGGAATTGGGCACAACGAAGACCATCGCTGATGATCTGAAAGCCTTCCTAGAGAAACACCCGCAGAGCTTCTATGGCGTTGTCTTGCCTCGTGGCGTCTTGGCGATTGATCCTAATCTTCCCGCTTTTCTTGCCAATCAAGGCAGCAATAATACGCGGCTCTATGCCTTCCTCTGCGGGACAAAAGATGACGCTAAGACGCTTACGGCCAACTCATCCAAAGCCGTGTTTTATGGGGCCGAACATAGCACGGCGAACCTCACACAAGAGCATCTCGCCAGTGCGGTATGCGCCCAGTTCCTCTCGGCACGGCCGGGGCCGGTTAATCGCCTCGCCCCGATGAATTTCCGCTTTCTCACCGGCATTACCCCGTGGCCAGAAGCAGGCAATGGCCCCGCCTTTGCCGCGATGAAAGAGGCCAATATCAGCTTCCCCGGTACGGCACGGGAAGGCGGTGTGAGTGGCACGATCCTCTTTTGGGGGAACTTCCTCAATGGCGACCCTATGAGTGAATGGTATGGGGCAGACTGGGCGGCGATTAACCTTGAGCTTCAGCTTGCCAATCTCATCATTGAAGACAGCCAGCCCGGTATCCGCCCTCTCATCTACGATCAAAACGGGATTGACCGCCTCACCGCCCGCGCGGAACAGACGCTCGGCGGCGGAGAAGCAGCGGGTTGTATCGTCAGCTATTCGCTGACCGCGACCTCTTTTGCGGCATATGTGAGCCAAAACCCCTCCGCCTATCAAAGCGGGGATTATAGTGGTGTGGCCGCCACCATCGCCACGCCGCGCGGCTTCCTCTCCCTGACATTTAATCTCGCCGTGGACTTTAGCGGTCAATCGGTTGTGGCGGCTGTGTCCTCAACGGCCTCCAGCACAGGAGCTTAATCATGGCTATTAGTCCCAACACCCCACAGGGGATGCTCAACCGCCTGCGTGGTTCGGTCATCATCCCCAGCAATTCAGCCCTCAATGTCACCTCTGACTTCCTCACTCCAGAAGGGATTGAAATCCAGCCGGAAGGCAATGTGACCGACCTTCTCGATACGATGACAGGCCGGGTGGGCTCCCAAGCGGCCAAGCAGAACATCAATGTGGTGATTAATTTGGTGCGCAGCCAAAGTCTCGCCACCGCCTATTACAACCAGATCAAGAAGAATACCGCTCTGGGCGATCTTCGCATTATCTCCGACAGCTCCAGCCAGCCCGACCGCACAATTCGCAACGCCTATATCATCAGCCGTCCAGAAGAAGCGCTGAACGGCACACAAGTAAAATGGAACGTCACGATCGGCGGCTATGAAATCGTCAATAGTGATTTGTGGGAGGCCGCCTAATGAGTACAGTCACCATCAACCCAGCCCTTAATCTGGTCGTCCCGCTCAATGATAAGCGCAGCTTTGTCCATTGCCCGCCCATGACGCGTGAAGCCTTCGCGAGCTGCTGGTCATTGTTGGCCAAAACATGGAGCCGCCTAGAGGGCGATAATCTCGGCATTACAGCAGGGGCAGCCGTTGCGGCCTATGCTTTGGCCGACATTGCCCGCCAAGACGACCCGGAAATCCCGGGAAGCGACGCCGCCTACCGCTCCTTCATGGCCGAACTCCGGCGCAATGCCTCCTATATTGGCCCGATGGAAGAAGATGGCTTTGGACCCGTCCCTCTAGCCACTGCTCTGAAGAAGGGCTGGATCAACGATGACGATCAAGATGAGATCGACAATGCGCTCGTTTTTTTTACGCTCGGCTCGCGCCTCCTACCGAAGGGGCGCAAGAAACTCATCTTTTCCTTGATGTCCAAGCTGCGTGGTGTGGGCGCTTCCTCATTGAGTGCTACGGAGTACGCCGCTTCCAAGCAGAACTCGACGCAGGACGCACCTACTGGCGCGACGGCGGAGGCCTCATAGCCGATATTTTTGATTGGCTCACCGGCCCCGCCTTCCATGAAATCATGGGCGACAACAGCCCTTTTGACAATGGTGCGCAATATCGCGCCCGACTGATGGCCCGCTATGGTTAACCAAACAAGCGTTATTGACATCTCCGTTCAGTATCAGGAGTTCCTGGACTATATCGAGGCTGTTGAGCGGTATCGCACCTTACTCAAAGAGTCGGGCGAGGAGCTGAGCCGTGCGGTTAAAATGCCGCACGGGGCCAGCCATGAGCGCGAAAAAGCCACAAAAGGGGAAGCCAGCGCAACCAAAGAGCTTGTCACGATCAACCAAAGTCTTGTCGGCACAGAAAGCGACCGCAACAAGCAGCTCAAGGAAGGCAATCGTCAGCTTACCGACCGCAAGCGGCGCAAAGAAGAGGAAGGACGGGTCGAGAGGGAAAATATCCGACGCGTCCAATCGTTCGCTCGCTCACCCTTAGGCAAGATCGCCTATGCAGCGGTCGCGATGAAGGGCGTTCAACTAGGGTTTGCGGCCTTTCAAGGACTCCAAAACATCGCCCATTCCGGCGCGGCCTTACGGGCTCAGAGCCTGCGAACACGGATGGATGCAAGCCATATTAAAGCATGGCAGAACAACCTTGAGCCTTACGACCCTGAAGGCTCCCTCATGCAAGCGGCCAACCGCGCGACACGCGACGCTGGCTATGCCGCTAAGTTACGCGGTATTGGGGTCGATACCTCCAGTAGGGATATGAACAAAATCCTTGCGTCGCTTGTCCAGACCCTCCCTCAATTTGAACGCAAGCATAAAGGAGACAATGAGGACGCTATTTGGGATGGCCGTCATCTCAGCGATCTTCAGGGCGCGGCTATTTCACTCGAACAGGCGCCTGACAAAGAAGTGCGCGCTATTCCGGGCACTGTGGAGGCTAACGCTAAAGAGGCTCATTATAACAAGGAGGCCCTAACCGCGGCTCAAAAGGCCGCGCTTAATGATAGACGCCGCCAAAATGAGGCCGAAGCAACCAAGCTCAACAACTTTGCTCCGACCATCGACAAGGCCATGGGAGAAGCCCGGAAAGCGCAAGAAAATCTTGATGCCGTCACGGACTCTGCTGGCAGGTTGGCCATACAGCTTGATAAAATCACCAACGGCAACGGTCTATTGGCTCTGGCCGGGATCGCCGCGATCGCCCCAACCTTAGGAGGCATGGCCCTTAAAAAGGGCTTCCAAGGAGCAGAGAAAGGTATCCGCGCCCTCCTGGGCAAAGGCGGAAAAGGAGCGGCAGCAGCCGGAGAAGCCGCGGCTGAAGAAGGCGCCGCTGCTGAAGGAGCCGCAGGAACGGCCACCGGCGCAACAGAAGGCGCGGCAGCAGCCACTGAGGTAGGCGCAACGATTGGCAGTAGTATTGTCAGCGTGCTCTCTACCGCGCTCGCGGGCGGCACGATTGCGGGAGCCACGGGCTGGGCGGTCGGTCGTGACGTTAAGGACAACGGCTATAGCCCGTTTGATCCCTATGCGGGCACATTAGGGCCGCACGACAAAGAGGCTGAAAAGAAGCAGGACGATGAACGCACAGACTATCTAAAAGTCTTCAAACACTATCAGGACAGAACCGGGGCATGGACCACATGGGACTTTAACGAGGCCAAAGAGCGGCAGCTGATGGGCCGAGATGACAAACGCCCTAAAACCCCCACCAAGGCCCCGCCGCCCACGCTCGCACAAGCCAGCCCCCGACCTGACAAAAGCGCCTCCTCTTCTTCTGCTTTGACGCACGTTGACGGTATGCGACGGCTGCTTGACCTAACGGCAGGCATCTTGGAGTGTGAACGCACACTAGTCGACCAAAAACGCGACGGGAACGCAGGCCCCCCCATGCTCGCGACCTCGACCATGACAGACACGCCTGCCCGTTCCTCCAATGGGGCGGCAGCGCCAACGCTGGCCGAGACCGGAGGACAAGCACCTGATCTGGATCGTCTCACAGGTGCCGTGGCGATGGCCGAAAGTGGCGGGAACCCAAACGCCGTCAGCCGCGTCGGGGCCAAAGGATTGCTCCAACTCATGCCCGCTACCGCACGCGAATATGGTGTAACTAATCCGTTTGACCCGCTCCAATCATGGAGAGGTGGGGAAGCGATGCTCGCCCGTCTAAGGCGAAAATATCATGGCGACACAGAAAAAACCCTTGCCGCTTACAATATGGGCTCGGGCAATTTAGATCGCGATATTCGCGAACGCGGCGCAAACTGGAAGCAAGGGCTGCCCAAAGAAACGACGGACTATATCCCCCGTGTGCTCCAAAATCTTTCCCGCGGCACCGTTGTTAAAATCGAAAATTATAGCGGCCAAAACATCGCCGTTTCCTCACGACAGGGAGCCATTTTATGAGCGTTGGCGGTATTCTCAACAAGGCAGGACGCACAATCGCGCAAATGGCCTATCAGAGCTCGCCCATCATCCTCACCGGTGGCGTGGCCGAAAAACTTGGCGGCACGGTGCCGATCTTGCTTTATACGCAGGCCGTCGCCACCGCCAACGGGCTCCTCGCAGGCGGCCTCTCGGGCAAGCTAAACCTGCCAAATCTCGATAATATGTGGGCAACATGGAACCCACAGAGTGGCAGTAGCTTGCTTGAAAACGAGGTGGGCACCTACCCGTTCGCCAACCAAACCGTGGCCGCTAACGCGGTGGTCAGCAAGCCCCTTCAGCTCTCAATGCAATTACGCTGCCCGCCCAATGGCCCCGGTGCGATGGTCACAAAGCTGGCCACACTCCAAGCCCTGAGCGCCATCCTCAACAAACACACGCAAATGGGCGGCACATTTGTGGTCATCACACCGGGGCAGATTTACACCTCCATGCTGCTCACCCGCATTATCGACACCTCACCCGATGCCCAGCAATTCCCTGCCGCCCAGTTCCAGTTCGACTTCGTGCGCCCTCTCACGCAGGTAAAAGAAGCCCAAAAGAAAAAGAATGGGCTGCTCAAAAAGCTTTCCGGCGGCCTCAAGGGCCTCGGTAGCTGGGACGATATGGGCAGCGGAAACCTCCTTGAAATCCCGCTCTCTTCTCTAGACATTATTTAACGAGCTGGGAGAACCTCTTTCTCCTTCCCATGATACTAAAATATGATATTATTTACGGATGGAAGCCAAGCACCGCAAAACGCTCGAACTCATCTTTAAGCGTCCTGTCTCGGGCAATGTGCCTTGGGCGTCAGTTGAGGCACTCTTTACCGCGTTAGGCGGTGAGGTGAGCGAACGTGAAGGATCGCGCGTGGGGGTGTTTCTCTTTGGGGAAGTGAGGGTCTTTCACCGCTCTCACCCCAAACCGGACACAGACAAGGGAGCGATTGCTTCTGTGCGGAAATGGCTGGAACAAAACGGAGTAACGCCATGAAGAACATTCTGACCGTTGGCGGTTATAAAGCCGTCGTTGCTTTTGACCCCGAGACGGGGCTTTTCCGTGGGGAGTTTCTGGGCCTCAATGGCGGTGCTGACTTCTATGCCGATAGCGTTGAAGGGCTAAAAACGGAAGGCGAGGCCTCCCTAAAGGTCTTCTTAGAGATGTGCAAAGAGAAAGGGATCAGCCCTAAACGCCCCTATTCTGGGAAGTTTCAGGTGCGTCTTTCGCCTCAAGAGCATGCACGCGCTGTTGAGCTCGCAGCCTCGCGCGGGCTCAGCCTCAATCAACTCATTAGTGAGTCCCTGCGCACCAATGAAGGCGCATCATCCCCGAGCACCCACCCTGCCTAACGAGCAATCTCATCAAACGTTCCTTTAGGGGCGAGAAAATGGGGCATCAAGTTTCACCGGTGAAACTCATTCCGATACCGATTTATTAAGACATCATTCCACTCCCAAAGCCGCTCCTCACCGGGGCGGCTTTTTTAGTGCTCGGAGACACTCTTATGCGCGTCTGGACACGTATCAAACAACCCGACGGCTCGCGTCGCTGGCAGGCCGTTGACGGCGACGAAGCCAACATTGCATGGCTGCAAAATGCCCTGCTCCTTCAGCTTGGCGAGGCCCCCTTCTCCACGGATTGGGGAATCCCTGTGTCTCAAACGCTGGTAACGCGCATCTGGCCGGATTATTACCTCAACCTCACCCAAGAGCGCTTCCGTGAAACGTTCCCCATGCTGCAAATCACACGCCAGCAGAACGACTCTAACCCTAATCCGTCATACGTTATTCGTGCGCTCCTCAATGACGGCACGGTCTATTCCAACGCGAAAAATGCCTTCAACCAAGAGCACAGCCAGACGGGGCCTTGGTCGTCCTAAGCCCACGTCCCTCTCTGCTTTTCACCCTCCCCTCACCGGGAGGGTTTTTTATTGCCCGGAGCTTTTATGGCCATTATCGACCTCACAGACGCCCAGCTCTCCGTTTTGGAAGAGCGCTATCCCGGCCTCTTGACCACACTAAACAATAGCGGCGTGCAGCCAACTGACCCGCAAACCTTGCGAGACCGGCTCATCGCGACGGCCACCACCCGCAGCCCCGGTGTGACGACCGACCTTCCCGGCACGTTAACCGAAGACATGGCCTCAACGGCGATTGGCGCTCTTGCTCAAATTGATCAAGCCAAGGTCGATCTGATCAACTCCGTTTCCCCACTTAATGCCACCCCCGCTTTCCTTGATGAATTTGGGGAGGTTTATGGCGTTAAGCGAGGAGCTGGGGCGAACCCCTCAGCCTATGTGACTTTCACGGGGCCGCCGGGACTTTATCTAGCCGCCGGCTTCCAAGTCTCTGACGGTATTTACACTTACGAAACGCAGGAAAACTATACGATCCCCGCCAATGGTGTGCTCCCTCAAGTCTATGTTCTGTCCCTGACAGAAGGCACGACCATCATTCCAGAGAATTCCATTACCACCATCGTGACCGGCCTTGCCGCCGGCATTAACCTCAGCGTGACCAACCCCGTTAAAGGCACGGCTGGAACCGGGAGTGAAAAAGACAGCGACTACCGCGCCCGCATCCTCCAAGCAGGGCAACGTACCGCTCAAGGCACACCGGGCTTTATTCGCTCATGCCTGCTTAATGTACCCAATGTGCTCCCCCGCTCCATCCGTGTTAATGTTCTTCAAGATCGCGGCTATAGCATCATGGTTGATGGAGGTGATCCCAACCAGATTGCCGGCGCGATTTACACAAGCTGTTTTGACCTGCCGTCACTCCAACCAAGCATCAACCCTATTGCAAACGCCACACGCGCTAACCCTTGCGTCATTGCCTCCGAACTCACCCATGGCCTGACAGACGGGCAGACCGTCACCATCGCGGGCGAAACCGCCATGACGAGCATTAACGGCAGCTTCACAGCCTCTGTTATTGACGCGTCCCATTTCTCGATCCCGGTCGACACGACAAACGCCCCTCTTTATAGCGGCAATGGCGTGCTCCAGACCAACCCGCGCGACTTGGCGGCCTTTGTCAGTGACGGCCCAGACCGTTACGAGGTCGCCTTCATCCGCCCTCTTCAGCAAAAGGTGAAGCTCTCTATCCGCTGGCAGACCAACAATGCCGGGGTCGTCGATGATAGCATCGTGACGCAGGCGATTGCGCCGCAACTCTCCAACTATATCAACAGCCTCACCGTTGGGGCACCGCTTAGCACACTGCAAATGGGCACCATCACAGAGGCCGCTTTGTTGCAACTCCTCCCCGGTGCCACGATTGCGAGCCTCTCCTTTACCGTCTTTTTGGATGGGCTGCTCAGTAGCCCACCGCCCAACAGCGTTATCATTGAAGGCGACCCTCAAAGTTACTTCATCACCAGCCCCGATCAGATCACCCTTGAGCGAGACGGCTAATGCAAAATACCCTCACAGCCCCCGCTTATGCCTATCAGCAATTCTCTGATGACCCTGACATCATGGCGCTCTTTGCGGCCTATAACGAGATGGCCCAAAGCACCTTGTCATGGATGATCGCCCACCCGCTCGCTTTGTATATGCGCCCCACCCTCACAGGTGGCCTGCTTGATTATGCCGCTTTGTGCCTGTACGGCATCGCCCGTCATCAGGTCGGCTCATCGCAGATCGTTAATATTGTAGGCGCGATTGATACAACGCCGCTCAATACGCTCCCCGTGGACGGGAACCAACTTCCCCGCACATCCTCGCGCTTTGATGTGACCGACGACCTCTTCAAGCGACTTTTGACGTGGCATCTCTATAAAGGAGATGGCCTGCAATTCTCCATCCCGTGGCTTAAACGCCGCATCATGCGCTTCCTGACAGGGGATAACGGCCATGCGTGGCGCTTTAACAGCACAGCCTCCGTGAGCATCACACTCCGCGACCATAGCGTCATCATCGCGATTGCCAAAAAGGCGGCGAACGAGCATCTCATCACGCTTCTTGGTGCTTTGATCCGTAACGGGCTGCTTTCTGTTCCCGCTGCTTTTACATACTCCATCACGCAAGGTGACTAATGTTCCTCTTTACAAACAGGGCCAAGACGCAGCTTGCCCGCAATGTGGGGGTCAATGATACCACCCTCACCCTCATGTCGGGCGGCGGGGCACTCTTCCCCGCTCCTTCAGGAAGCGACGAGCTGTTCCCGCTCACCTTGGCCTCTGCTAACAATCCCGACAATTACGAAATTACCTATTGCATAGCCCGCAATGGCGATGTGCTGACCGTCCAGCGCGGGCAAGAAGGCACAACGGCGCGTAGCTTTATGAGCGGCGATGTCGCCTCGCTCAATGCCACCGCCACAACTTACCGACGCCTCGCCCAAGCAGGCCATCTCGGCACGTTCAGCCCTGAAGTCGCCGCCACACAAGGGGGCTACAAACGCGGGGCTATCGTTAATGACGACAGCATCGCAACAACCTATTGGGTCAATCTCCAAGACGGCAATACAACACGGCCCGGCTCTGACAACCCGACATGGCAAGCGCTTTATATGGCCAACTTTGTCTCTGGCTCTGGCAACGTGCCTTCCGATGTTAGTGTTACCGGGCTTTGCATTGGCATCAATGGCACGGTTCCCGTTGCCAAAGACAACACTGGCAAGCTCTGGTTCCTTGCCAGCACCGACGCTCTTTCGGCTGAAATAAGCCGCGCTCAATCGGCTGAGAGCCAGCTCCAAAATTCCCTTAATGCTGAAACGCAGCGGGCAGAAGCAGCCGAAGCAGGCTTGCAACCTAAGGGGCCGTATCTTGTTGGCTCTAAAAATGCCTCTGAAGATGTGCCTGCTCTGGGGGTCTGTATCGGATTTCAGGGCACTATTCCTGTCATTAAAGATAGTAATGAGGTCATCTGGTCGCTCGCAACGCGGGCCTATGTGGATGCCGAAACCCAACGAGCGCAAGCCGCCGAAGCAGGGTTGCAGCCTAAAGGGGCGTATGTGCTGGGCTCTGGCAATGTGCCTTCCGATGTGCCTGTTGTTGGGCTGTGCATTGGAGAAAACGGCACGGTTCCCGTTATCAAAGACAGCACTGGCAAGCTCTGGTTCCTTGCCAGCACCGACGCTCTTTCTGCCGAAACAAACCGTGCTCAAGCGGCTGAGGCACAAGCTGTGTCGGGCACCTATGGCCTGATTGCGGGAACGCACCGAGCCAAGGCCATGATTGAAGGAACAGATGGGAACATGGCCGTC